GAACCTGCAAAAAAAGCAAGAATATATTTAATAAAATGTTTTTCGTTTTCACTTAAATTAACCCAATCATCCATGTCTTTAGAAAAGTCAATTTCTTCAGCTGTCCAATTTGACATCTGTGCTTTTTTATACATCGCCCATAGATTTTCGTGTTCTATAGGAAATACAGTAAAACGGTCTAATGTTGGTAACAACATGGGCTCACTTTCTTCCAGATAATCCTGAAAGTCATAATAAGTTCCGATGATTTTATTATTAACAAAAATTTGTGGATATACAGACGCTTGAGCACCACAACGTTTTTTTAGTTCATCCTTGTCTACTATAATTTTTTTGTTTTCTAATTTGTATTCTTTACATAAGTCAACTGCTAAATCACAGTATTGACATCCTTCTTTTGATAAAATTTCTACTCCCATGTGTGCTAATACTTATAAATATTTTTGTATGAAAACTTTAAGAATGATTAAAATTTCAGAAATTCAGCCTGGAGAATTAATAAAAGTTTTAGTCAACTTAGAGGACGATATAGAAGACGAAATTTACGCCAAAGTAAACGAGGTTCACGATGACTATTTAGTAGTATCATATTATTCAGAAACTTCCTGTATTTATAAAGGAGCTAGACTTTATGAACTTGAAGAAAATGACGAGCTTGTTCAGGAAGTAAATTTATCAGAACACCACGATTCTATAGAATATTTTGTAAATATAAAGGATCGTTTATATGCAATGATAGATGAAATAGATTCGGACGAAGAGAGTGACATAATAAACGAATCAGATGACGATGGTAGTGATCTAAACGATTTTATAGTTTCGGATAATGAAATAGATGGTATTATTATACCTCCGTCTAATCACACTATTATAGATAAAGAATGGAAAGATTGGGAACCAAAGAGTCCAGGGTCTTTACTATATAAACAGGCAGTGGATAATATAGAAACCTTTGCTAAAATACAAGCAGATGAAAATAATTTTTAAAACCTAAGTGCATGTGACAAATGTTAAAATTTATAAAATACTTCAATACCATGGAAGAACTGACTGCTATTTGGTCCGATGTGGAACAATTACTAAAAAAACCAATACTAATAAAGTCAGTAGATAATAATTTATGTGAAAATTGTAAATGTGCTAAAATAATAACTAAAGAAGGTTTGCCAACGTGTCCAGAATGTGGATTAGTTGATAATACGTGTATAGATGAACGCCCAGAATGGACAAGTGGTATTTCAGAAGATGGGAAAATTAACGATCCTTCGCGATGTAGTGCTCCTAATACGAACCCCGAATTATTTTCAAGTGCTTGGGGTAAAGGTACTATTATTTCAACGAACCGAAGTTCGAGTTATGCAAATAAAAGGATGGCGAAGATTAATTTTCATCATTCTATGAATCACAAAGATAGGTCATTATTTCACGCATACAAAGATATAGAAGAAGCCTGTTTTAGATTACCAGACACTGTTGTCAAGGATGCAAAAATGATGTATAAAAAATTTAATGATAAAAAATTAACAAGGGGTGCCGTTAGAACCGGTATAAAAGCAAACTGTGTATTATTTGCTTGTAGAATGTCTAAAATTCCAAGAACTACTAAAGAAATTTCTGAAATGTTTTCTGTTCAACCAAAGGATTTAAGTAGAACTTCACAGATGTTCAAGGAGGTGATGTTAGGTAAAACAACTAGTACTTACACGACTTTACCACATGATGTGATGCAAAGGTTATTAAATTCGTTCGACGTTTCCCGAGAAGAGAGATTAAAATGTAACAAAATGTGTTCCGCTTTAGAATCGTGTTCTGATCTTATGAGTAAAACACCAAACAGTGTTGCCTCTGTTATAATATATATAACACTGAAACATCGCGTGACTAAAAATGAAATAAACGAAAAATGCACTGTATCTATACCCACTATTAATAAAATTGAAAGTATTATAAAAAAATACTTAGAGGATAAAAGCGTTTAAATTTAATAAAATGACTGTACAACCTAAAGTATTTATAAGTACACCATGTTATGGTGGCGTTTGTTTAGAAAAATATATGATAAGTATAGTAAAACTTCAACTAGAATTCATAAGGGAAGGTATTCAAATGGTTTTGGATACAACGGAAAATGAAAGCTTGGTTCACCGCGCGAGAAATGTGGCGGTAGGTAGATTTATGCAGAAATCAGATGCTTCTCATTTTGTGTTTATTGACGCTGATATTGATTTTGACCCCAAATCTGTAGTTCGTTTAGTTCGATCTGACCATGACATTTCTGTATCTTTATACCCTAAAAAAGTTGTAATGTGGAATCAAGCAAAAGAAGCAGTTGAAAATGGAGATACTAGAGACATGGCAATGCTTTCTTCGTGCCTCGTTGCAAATATAGGAGCTACACAAAGAAGTGTTGAGAATGGTTTTGTCGAAGTACTCGATGGTCCAACTGGTTTTATGGTTATAAAAAGAAAAGCTTTTGAAAAAATGCACGAACATTATACCGATTTAAATTGTAAAAATGATCACCAAAATCGTGATTTTGATGATTATTGCGCAATATTTGATTGTATGATAGACCCGGATAATAAAAGATATCTTTCGGAGGATTATGCATTTTGTAGAAGATGGCAACAAATAGGGGGTAAAATTTATGCGGATGTTCATACAAGTCTGGGTCACATTGGTAATTTACCATTTTCGGGTTGTTTAGAAGAAAGGCTTAAGGTTTAGAGTTTTTAATATATAAAATGAAATTTGCTTCTATAATAGTTACACGTAATAAATCATGTCATGTAAAAACTTTACACACTATTCTTAGATTTAATTTATTATGTTTACAAAAGGGTAGTATTGAGAATGAAGTTGTTTTTGTAAACGATGACCCTTTTCAAGTATCAGAAATAATTCACAGGTACATGAAAACGCATGAAAGATTGTTTTTTATTGATTATGGTATTCACGTGGATGATGGTTCATTAAACATGTTATTTGAAAAATATGAGGGGGTTGGCTGTTTGGTTTTACCGGGTGTGGAAGAAGGTATAGATTGGGAAATGTTTAAAAATAAAGTAAACACTAAATCGAATGAACCGATTGAGCAATTAGGATTATCGTTTGACACTACGATCGATCGAAATAAAAAAATTTCTGATGGTATATATTCGGTATATACTACACGCGCAAAATCCTGGCTTATATTATCAAAAAATGTAATTAAACATATAAAGGATAAAAAAACATCTAATTTTAAAATTTTTCCCAAAATGGAAACGATGTTTTCTAAATTTAAGGAATCGGGTGTTAAAATTCATGCGTATACAAAAGCTAAGTTGGTCATGACATATAACCATGAATGTATAAGTAATATTTTAAACGCATACGGTGTTAAAAGTAATTAAAGAATATAATTAAAATATAAAACATATGGTACGTATTTTTGTAAAGAAAGAAGATCATCTTTACAAATATGCGATTCGATTCATGGAAGAATCATGGGGTACTTTAGGTAAAGGTATATTCCCCGGGTGTCAACCAATATCCATCGAAAGAAAACATTTCGATATTTTATCAAAAAATGATTACGTTGTTTGTGAAAAGACAGACGGTGTAAGATATATGATGTTATTATTTCAATATGGAAATCAAAGAATATGTGTATTTATAAACCGTGCATTGGAAATGTTTACTGTTAAATTGAACTTTAGACTCGCAGCTTATCAAGGTACAATATTCGAAGGTGAATTATACGATAACGTATTTATGATTTACGATTGTCTAATGTCTTGTGGTGAAATTGTGGGAAATAAAAATTTTCTCGAACGCTTAGAGTATTGTGAAAATACATGTAAAAAAGCAATCGTTTTACCAACGGATACACTTAAATTAAAAGTAAAAACGTTTCATTTACACGATGATTTTAATAATTTTATGGATAAATACCTTCCAACCGTAAAACAGGAGATGGATGGACTTATTTTTACACCCATAAATGAGAGCATTCGAATAGGAACCCATGAAACAATGTTTAAATGGAAACCGAGAAACAAAAATACTATTGATTTTCTATTCAAGAAACAACCAACCAATGAAACACCTGGGTGTGAACCCGGTACTTATACATGGAAAATGTATATACAAGATCGAGGAAAACACGTTTTTGAATCTTCTATACCTATTGATAGGATGAAAGAATATAAATGGATAAAATCGGGTGATATTATCGAATGTATGTATGTCACTTGGGAAAATGGTCCTTTTTGGTGGAAACCAATAAAAAGAAGAGATGACAAAACGTTTCCTAATAGTAGAAGGACATTTTACAGAACTCTTGTTAATATCAAGGAAGACATTCAGATGAAAGAGTTTTTAGACTGTAGACCAGGACGAAATGATTATCTTCTTTAGGAAAACTATTTAATTTTCCTAAAGTATCATCATCTTGTATGATCCAATCGTCACCATGGTTTACAATAGACATGTAATGACCACCATATTGAATACCTTTATGAATTATAGTAGATTTTAAATTATATACATTATTATCCAATATCAATTCTTCTTCTATTTCCACAAAACTTTTTTTATCAAACGAAATAAATAGTATTTTGGGGTATTTAGAAAATACATTTCTCGTAGTTGCAACATTATGCTTTTTTCCATCTTTATCGATATAATCTTCAAGTGTATTCCATTTACAACTTTGGTTTAGCATTTTTTTTAAACATTTAACATTTCTTTCCACATTTAATATATGAATACAGAACGGATTTTCTTTTATATTTTTACCTATAGGTGATATAGTTATTTGATTAACTTGACCGTATACTATTTCTTTAATAAAAGGGTAACTTTTTTCGAGTATGTCTATCACACAAAAAATTGCGTCTTGTGCATCGTGTGGTTCTCCTATTTTAAATCTTGGAAATATTTTAACAAACTCATTTAAAACAGGTCCTATTGTAAAAACTTTTGTTTCTTTTGTTTTAAAATAAATATGAATAAGTTTTTCATATTCTTTAGTAAATGTACATTCACCATTATATTTATTATCTAATATATGTACTGATATTTCATGTATATGTAATAAAACCTGAATAGCCGAATTAAAATAACATGTATTTCCTAAATTTAAAAACCCGTGCATCTAAAAAAAGGTGACAAAAAAGGCTTAAGAAGAAGACGCGTTTTATAAAATGTAAAAAACAAAATGGACGTTCATAAACTTTGTGACGAGATTAAACCACATTTAGACAAGTATAAAAACGAAAAACATGTTGAAATGGAATTCAGGTTGGGTAAATTTAATGGTACGTTTTTTGATACAAATATCGGCAAAGATGCTTTTTATAAATTCAAAGAAGGATTGGATATATACACCGGTTGGGAAAAAAATATTCATTCATCATGCGTAGTTTATTATCGAGAAACAGATAGCAACAGATTAACCATTGATCAAAATGCGGATGAAGATACACTCGTTAGAAAAGAAAAGGTCTTTACTAAAGATTTCAAACACCTGAATAATTCACCTTATGATGTAAGATTTAGCGTGTCACAAGAAATACCAATTGAAGACACTGGTAATAATGAATGGCCAAAACTAAAAAATAAAGAACGATTTTCTTACATCAGAAAGAATTTATCGATTGACATGACTATATGTTCGGGAATGGTCCAAGACATGGATGCAGAAGATTCCCATACTTATCAGGTCGAGTTTGAAATAATTGATTCTAAAAAAGTTGAGGATATAGATACATTATTTAAAATTATTCATAAAATTAAGGATTTTTTTAATATGAGTAACTATATATGTTAATCTGGTTATTAATTTCATGTTTAGTTTTATTCATATACTATGATAATCAAGATATAACATCTCGTGATTATGTTAATATTCTAGGTTATACATCTAAATATTTTTATATGAGTCACGGTGAATCTAAAAAGATATTTGAAAAAATGGAAAATGATAATATAGCATACGAATCTTTAAAAAGCTTTGTAATAATGGAAGATGATTTTCTAAATTTAGAACGAAAATCAGTTTGTTCAGGAGTTTCACAAAAAGTTGAAGCGTTTGCACTTTCGGATGAAATAAAAAATAGATTCAAGGGATATGATTTTTCATATCATACGAAACACCTCAAACAGATATCTGAACCAGATAAAATTATAAATCGAAATATAACATGTTCATCAAGTAAAACATAATACGTCTATGTTTAGTAGATTCCATTCTTTGGAAGTTGTTATAAATATACATAATTAACCCCGTATCATCAATTTCCCGTGTCTCTTCCAAATATAGTTCTGGATTTACAGATTCGTGAAATTCATCCGTATAGTTATAATTTATTTCTAAACGCCCCATATGTACCTTACTTTCTTTTCTCGTCGTTTTTATGTAATCGCATATAGTGTAATACATAGTATCGATAATGCTTGATATTATAAGTTTATCAATTTTTTCCATATCATCTATTACGTTATTATATTTATTGGTATTAAGTTTATAAAGTAAAAAGTTTCTTGGATTTTCCATTGTACTATTTACTTTTTGTTTTTATTCTTTAATGTAAATTTATTAAAGTTATTGTATAAGTTTTTTAATTTCTCCTGATTAGTTTTACTTTTTGAGTTAGAGTTCGAGTTCGAGTTCGAGTTCGAGTTCGAGTTCGAGTTAAAGTTTAACCGCTTAACAACTTTATTTTTAGGTGGTGTAACTTTCTTCTTAATGGGTGGACGTTTAATAATTTTTTTTGTACGTTTAACAACTTTGGATTTGGGTCTAGGTGGTGTAGGTCTCTTTTTATTTAATTTGACAACTGGTGCACCGTTCAATTCTCGACGCATCTTAATAAAATTAACCACTTTATTACTGTTTAACGAAGGTGTTTTTGGTAAAGATATGGCATAATTAACAACTTTGTTTACGGTGTTTTTACCAAATTTACCATATAGTTTATTAGCTTCTTTTTCTAATAACAATCGTTTTAAATATTGTTTTTTATCAATTTTAAATCGGTAAACCATATCTTTCTTTATTTTATTAGCTTCCCCTTTTTTTAAAACGCCGTTTTTAGAGACTAAATTCTTTTTTAATTCCATACGATCCAATTCTTTTTTTACTTCACTGACATTTTCATTAATGTTCATTACATTACCATATTTTTTCATCCAGTACTTACCGTAAAGTTTAATTAAATCATTTTTAATACCTGTTTTATTAAGTTTTCGTTTTAAATTTACGGGTGCTCTTTTATTTCTTTTCATTTTGTTTAACATTTCTTTTTCAATTTCGTTAGCGAGAGCATTTGGAGAATTTGGAGTATTTGGTCTATTTTTAAGTTTTTGACATAAAATTTTAACGGTATCTTTATCGTCTATGGATATACCTCTAGAAATAGCAAGTGTAATCAATTGTTCTTTTTTCATATCTTTACACAACTTATCATTTATTTTATAATCGGAGTTACCCTTTTCTATTTTATCCAATGCTTTACAAATATCTTCTTTTTTGTTTCTGTTTTTTACACCAACAACACCCATTTTTTTGGCAACATCAAGTAAAACTGGTTTTGTAAGACGTTCACATTTTCGACCACCAATTTTCATTATACCATCTTTATCGTACGTTATCTTCATATTTTTTGTTTTGGAATTTGTTTTCTTCTTAACCGGTTTTCGTTTTGGTATTTTAAAACAACATTCGTAACCTTGTGGATTTTTTTTAGTTTCATAACCTTCTTTACACGGTGGTCTTCTAGGTTTTGGACATGTAGAAACTCCTACTTTAGATTTCTTTTTAATCAATGGTATAGATGCATTAACGTTTTTATTTACCAATCCCATCGTATACCCCATTTCGTGTAATTTTTTAATCATTTCCACACCAAAAGTGTAAGCATTTTCGAGATTATCTGGGTTATTTTCACCTTGTATTTGCACTATACCTGCACCAAGCTGACCAGATTTAGATGAAAGAATGTAATTATACTCATTGTATTCAACGTATAAAAAGGGTGATCTTTCTGGTTCATAAGAAATAAATGTTTTCAGAGGGTTTTCTTGTGCTATTCTACTTAAATCAAAATTTGCGTTTGTTGAAAATTGACCACCAATGTTATTGTATTTGATATCATTATATAAAAAACTCTGTTTTTGTGTGTACGTGTCTATTAAATATTTTCGTAATGCCTCCGGTTGCTTCTTTAGGTTTTTTGAACCCAAAAAACCACCGGAAAAACGTATTTTACCGTTTCTATATATATTAAAACTAAAATTTTTCTTATTCATACCATCTGTCATGTATCCGGAGAATTGTATAGAAGAGAAATTTTTATTTAAATCACCTCTCATACCAAAATTACTCGTGTGTATAGCACCCGTTTGAAAACGACCGTATATACCCTTGATTTCGTTAAGATCTATCGATAAACCTGGTGCAATAGATGCATGTCCCTTTGGTTTACGCTTTAACATGTATATTAAATCTACGCGACTCTCTTGTGAAAAGTCTTTGTTTACTAATATATTGTATATACCCGGTTTTAAACTCCCAGTTCTTAACTCTGAAAATACACTACCTTGTGACCGCGAATTAGATCCAGGGGCTAATCGCATAGGAGCTGCATTTTGTACAGAGTTTGTACGCTGTATTTGTATGTTTGAATTCTTCACGAATTGACGCGGGTCCATACTTACACTAGGCTGAGAATTTTAATATTCTTCCTCTGCCACCATATCAACTCCTATTATGATATCCTTGTTTTTATATTGTCTAAAATTATATTCAATATCTAATTTTTCAATGGTTATACCTCGACTACTAAATGGACCAATGTAAAAATCCGAATTAAATCTTGGTTTTGGTAAATTGTTAAGCATGCAGTAAGTAAAAAACCGTTCCTTAAATATATCAATTGGGCACATGTATTTCAAACCACCACTGTTAAACTGAACTTTATCGGATTGGAGGTAGTGTTCAAGTGCGTTTGTAACTGTTGCTACAGATTTTCGAACTTCCTTGAAGTATTCAGGTATTATGTTCCATATATCTTGATCCTGATATCTTTGGGCATAATCCAAATAACCTCGTACACACTTTTGTAAAATAATAGGCATTTCCTTTTCAAGTTTTAATTCAAGTAACGGATCTGTATCTTCATCCCTGATCTGCTTTTTAAAATGCCACGTCATCAACCTTCTCAAAATACTACCGGAATTATCTTTCCAATTTGGACATTCATTACCACCGAGTATACCTGGTACGTCCCAAGTTATATTCTTTGCAGTTTCAAATTTAACGGCGATTGCGAGTTCTTCTCCAGAAACTATTGACTGAAATTCAGCTTGTTCTAGATTCAAGTCACCTTTGATTTCGGGTGCAATAAACATCAACCCATCATAAATACCTGATAAACCAAACCTTTTCTCGACATTGTTTGAAAGTTTTTTTACATCCGTTGGTTCATAAAACTTTTGAAAAACTTTAGTTATAAGTGTCGATTTACCCGAACGTGCAATACCTTTTAAAAATGGTATAATTTGCCATTTATCGATATCGTTTAAACAAAATGTTAAACGACCACCCATAACGTACATCCAATTGCATGCTTCTTCCGGAAATTCTTGTGAATTGAGTACTTTATCAAAATACGGAGTTGGTATTTTTTTCCAATCTTTTACTTTACTATAGTCTTCAAAATCACTATCGAAGTACTTACAACTTACTATCGAAGGATCAAGTGTTGAAGCTTCCTTTGAATCATATGGATAAAAAGCCGTTTTATACGTTTCTGTTATACCAGACCATTCTTTACCAATAAAAATTCCATTTCTGAAAGACCAAACGTGCCTGTCTTTTACAATTTCGGGAAATTGCATATCACAACAGTTACCGAGATGTTTTATGACCTGGTCGATTATACCAGTTCCGTTATGGGTTAACTCCTGCCATAATTCAAAACGAGACTCTTTGGGTGCAATACGATTAACATATTCTTTTATAGTTTCTTTCTGATTCCACGCACGTGTATCGAACCCATTATACTTTATTTGTGTACAACAATATCCTCGGTACCTTTTGATATTACTTTCATATAGTTCTTTCAGGACGGTAGTAAGAGCTTTTTGAAAAGTATTCAATTTTTCGACATCAAATATAGACGTTCTAAAAATAGTAGGGTCAGATTTAACAGTAGCTTCAGCCCATGTTGGAAATTCAACTCTCTGCACTGTTCTGTTATACCGATATATGATCTGCCATGCGTCATCAAGTTGATCAATTATACGGTTAATTCGGCGAGATATGGTAAAATCTTCGTCTTCCATCGTTAATATCCCAAGTGCATCGGCTCTATTGAAGAGTGTACCAAGTCTTTGAATAGAAGTTGTATATTTTTCATTTGTTTTTTCATACGAAAATTCTTTACAGAAACCGTTTTCATCAAGTTCTTCACTATCACAAAAAAACATATATCCAAGCTTGAAAGGGTTTGTGTGTTCTAACGATTTTAGACGAAAGTACTTTTCAAGTTTGCATAAGAAATATAATAATTCTTCCGAATTAAATCTTTCGATAGATGTATTAATAAGAATATTAGATGATAGTACAATATCCGGATTTTTTTGAGGGTAGTAAATCTCGGACATGTTTTATAAATACGGGTCTTTATTTTCTAAGTCTATTTTTTTTGAAGCTGAGATAACATTTTAATTAATATTTTGTTTTGCATTTCAAATTGTCTTGAAATATTAACAAGTACAGAACAGATCGTTTCCCCTTCTTCTGTAGAGAGAACAGAACTCAATAACATATTTGTATCAGATAATGGATTCTCTGACATATCAAAATCATCTAAATTAATATCATTTTCATCAATATCAGAATCTTCAACGAATGATCCAGAATCTTCAATTTCTTCTTCTGAAGAAATTTCTTCTTCATTAATAATTTCGGGGTAGTCATCGACACTTTCAAGTTCGGGTGGGGTATCAATTTCGTTTTGATTGGACATTTATATAACACAGGAAAAATCAAACCGTGTTTTTTCGCGAAATAATTTGAAAAAAAAATCTCAGCCTATAGTACAAAAACAAACAAAATGGCCGGTGGTCTCATGCAACTCGTCGCCTACGGCGCCCAAGATGTCTACTTGACTGGTAACCCAAAAGTCACTTTTTTCCAGGCTGTCTACAAACGCCACACAAACTTTGCGATGGAAAACATCGAACAAACTGTCAACGGTACTGCCGCGAACTCTGGTCGCGTTTCCGTGACTGTCGCCAGAAACGGTGATTTGGTCGGTGACATGTACGTCGAACTTAAAACTAAGTCGAATCTCGCCAACACAAGCGGTGCTGATGGTTCCGCTTGGGCCGCTGAGCGTGCCATCAAGAACTGCGAATTGTCTATTGGTGGTCAAAGAATTGACAAGCACTACCAAAGATGGTGGAGATTGTACGCAGAGTTGTACTTGTCCGATGCGGCTAAGTCCAACTGGGGTAAAATGACCTCCGCGGTTACTCCAGCTGCGTCGCAAGTCTTCTTGCCACTCATCTTTTTCTTCAACCGCAACCCAGGATTGGCTTTGCCATTGATTGCTTTGCAATACCACGAAGTCAGAATTGACTTTGACTTGACTGGGGAATTTGATTCTTTCTTGGACACGTCCGTTTTCAAGGTGTGGGCCAACTACATCTACCTCGACACTGAAGAGCGTAGACGATTCGCCCAAAAGGGTCACGAATACTTGATCGAGCAAGTGCAACACACTGGCTCCGATTCGGTCACGTCTAACGCGACCAAGCAAGTTAGATTGTCCTACAACCACCCAGTCAAGGAATTGGTCTGGTGTGTTAACGCCGGCTCCGCGGCGAGCACCGGTTTGTGGAACTTCTGCTCCAACGCCGCCGCCGCCGATGTTGTTGTCGATTGCTCCCCAGAAAAGTCTGGTGAAGGTCAAGTCACCCCAGCCCAAGTTGGTCAACCACTTCTCGTCGTCGGTGGTTCCGGTGGTACTGAGTCGTGGCAAGAAGATGGCGCCACTTCGGCGACTGCCTCCGTCGGTCCAGTTGACACCTTCAAGTTGGTCCTCAACGGTCAAGACAGATTCAAGGAACAATCCGGTAAGTACTTTAACCAAGTGCAACCATACCAACACCACTCTGGCTCCCCATGCCCAGGTGTCTACTCGTACTCCTTTGCGCTTAAGCCAGAAGAGCATCAACCAACTGGTACTTGCAACTTCTCCAGAATCGACAACGCGCAAGTTGCGATCAAGCTCAAGGATCTTACGGGCACCTCTTTGGCTACCCCATCCCTCGACATGTTCGCGGTTAACTACAACGTTCTCCGTGTGCAATCGGGTATGGGCGGTCTCGCGTTCTCCAACTAATCGTTTCTTAGTTTATTGATTATAGAAAAAAATAAAATTTAAAAAATAAATAAAATTTAGATTTTAAAATTTAGAACAAATTTTAAAGTTTAATCTTAAAATACTTTTGTATTTTTTCGAGCATATAGCAATTCGGTTCAAGTTTACCTGTTTCAATTTTGTTTATAGTATCTAAAGTTTCTCCTATTCTACGACCAAGTTCAACCTGTGTATGACTTCTTTCTATACGTATACTTTGAATTCTTTTACCTATTGTATTATCCATATTGATAGTGATTAGAGTTTAACACCCAAAACTCGACGCAATTTTTGCATTATTTTAGGGTCTGGAATTGATTTACCTAATTCGTATGAAGAGATGATATCTGTTGATACATTTATAAGACCTGCGAGATCTTTTTGTGTATATTGTTTTGTAACACGCGCCCGTTGTATCGTTAACCCTGTTTCCTTACTCACTTTCTTATGTGTACCGGCTAATTCGGCTTCATCCAGTTTCTGTTCAGGTGATTTCCCTGAATACTGACCCCGTTTCGGTAACCTAATTTCCTGTCCCATGAACTTGACGTATTTTTCCTTTTCTTTTTCTTTATTAACACTTTTTCCATGTATAGTAACTTCATCCCAATCCTGGTGAAACATATTTTAATATACAAATACTTAAAATTTTAAGTCTTTTTTCTATAAATGGAAAGTATTTATACATTCTTAATAATTTTTGGAACTGTGACTGGTTCTTGTATACTGTTTAATCCAGTGGTTAAATGTTATTATTATTGGTTCCCTTATAAACGAGAACACGCTGTTGAAGTATAAAGTTTAAACCTGTGTATACTATAAATGATTGAAGCATATACAGACGGAAGTTGTTTAGGAAACCCTGGTCCCGGTGGCTGGGCATATCTTATAAATACGAAACCTAAAATCGAAAAGAAAGGTGGTAAAGATATTACTACAAATAATGTTATGGAAATGACTGCGATTATAAAAGTTTTAGAAAAGTTTTTGGAACTCGAATATAAAACCGTGCGTATTTTTACGGATAGTAATTATGTAAAAATGGGTCTAACTGAATGGTCTAAAAATTGGGAACGTAATGGTTGGAAAACAGCTAAAGGTGATGATGTAAAAAATAAATGTGAATGGGTACAAATGATTGATTTGATGCGTAAATTTGATATAGTTGATATTAAATGGGTTAAGGCACATAACGGAAATGTAAATAATGAACGTGTTGATACGATGGCACGGGAATATGCATACTTATTTTCTAAGAAATAGTAATGGGAGACGATACTCCAGAACAACATCACTGGTGTCCAAAACAAGAACAACTCCTAATCCGATGGGCTGAAAAAGCTGCCGGATACCGATGGTTACATAATCACGCGCGTATGTTTTATAAGAAACAAAACGATTGGTTATCGTACCCGTGTATAATCATATCGAGTATTACGGGTGTTGGTGGTTTTGCAGTACTAAGTCCTAATGATCAAAATATGTCGAATGATCAAAAAGAAAAAATTGTTATTTTTCAATATTTTTTCGCGTTTTTGAACGTGGTCGCGGGCATACTCACATCAATATCGAAGTTTAACAACTCTTCGCGTATGATGGAAGCACACTCTGTCATGTCCGTACAATACTCAAAATTTTATAGGAACATTGATATGGAATTATCATTAGAAACCAAATATCGTGAAGACGTTTTAGATTTTGTAAATAAAGTGCGTTTGGATTACGATCGATTACTTGATGAAGCACCTGATATACCCGGACACACGATAGAGGCGTTTAACGAGACGTTTCCCGATAAAGAAAACAAACCTGACGTATGTAATGGGTTAAGTATAATTTCAAATAATGCTCTAATACAAGACGATTCGCGCGTATCGAAAGCTATAAAAAAATGGATGACACGCCCAAAAACACCAGATAATAAATTACCAACACCGAGACAATCAATAGATTTAGAGTCTCACCCTTCGCGTGGGGTATAAAGTTTAAACGATATAGTATAGTACACCACAAATGATTGAATACAAAGAGTACGTTTTGCGATTAATAAAAGTAGTATTTGGCTTAAAGTTTATGGTTGATGCATAGATATGATCCTATAGCTCAGTTGGTTAGAGCGCGGTGCTTATACATTACTAGGTATACCTAAGTGACTTTATCGTCACAGATGCAACGCCGAGGCCGCGGGTTCGACCCCCGCTGGGATCACACCTACTTTTTAACGTGTTAAAGATATACCACGTTAAAAAGTAAATGATTAGAGTTTCTTCAATTCCCCCAAGCCCGGAAAACAAACGTCATCAAATACGTAAAAACATTCTCGAAAGTGCGTATAGTAAAAAGGTAAATATTGCGTTTCAAACGTTCGAAAACCCGCGTCTTCAGTTTAGGTTTGCAGAAGCACTCGACGAAGCTGATGAAAAGTGTTACGTTTCGGGAACATCAGAAGAGTGTTTTGCGGCGTGGCAAGAAGTTGATGAATTAGAAGATTCATTGATGCGTCTCGGTATAGAAGTATTTCAAAACTATAGTATGCGATACGGGTCATTAGTCAGACGAACATTCAAACTTAGATGGAATGTTCGTAACGTCGAAGATCATCACGTCATACCAAAAGAATTCAAGAGTCACCCAATTATTGAAAAGGTTAAGTATGATATCCACGCGAGTGAGAATATAATCATGTTACCGCGTGAAATTGGTAATTTACGCGAGAATAGAGTTACACATAGGGGTAATCATAAAAAGTATAATGAATATGTCGGTAACGTTCTCAATTCGATGGAAAATACCGATATATCTGAACCGGAATTTAAAAAGTTTGTTGACTTTTTAAAAGATGGGTGTCGGTTTCGTCCACAGGACATACCATGGTATTAAAAAATATAGGTATATTATAATGGTTAATACATTTATAATTATACTTTTACTTATACTTATACTTATTCTAGTTTATAATAAAGTATACTATAAAAAAATTAGTGTTATACCTAAACATGTTTACCAAACATGGCATAGTCGTGATATACCGAAAACTATAAAGGAAGGCATGATTTCTTTAAGAAAAAAAAATCCAGACTTTGAATATTATTTCTTTGATGATGATGCATGTCGATATTTTATAAAATTTAATTTTGGTAATCGTGTATTAAATGCGTATACTATATTAAAACCTGGTGCTTATAAAGCCGATTTATGGAGGTACTGTTTAATGTATATTAAAGGTGGTATATACCTGGATATAAAATACGACACGGTTGGTGATTTTAAACTAAATTCATTAATAGATCAAGAATATTATATTAAGGATACAAATGCCAGAAAATATTATAAAGATCAATATGTATATAACGCAATATTAGTATCTAAACCAGGAAATGAAATTTATAAAAAATGTATAGACAGAATAGTAAAAAACGTTGAAAATAGGGACTATTGTAAAAATAATTTAGATATTACTGGACCCAGTTTACTAAAGACAATTTTGGATGAAAATAAAAAATATTTGAAAACTAGAAAATATAATTTTAAAAATTATGAACATTTAGGAAAGGGTGATGTATATTACAATAAAAAATTAGTTTTAAAAATTCATAAAAGAGATGAATATTACAAAGTGAATAAAAACCATTATAGTCTATTATACAAAAATAAACAAGTTTTCAATGGTTAAATTCTTTTGTGTAAATTACACGTAGTTGGATCTTTCGACGAATTTTTATTATTACTACCAAGTTCGGATCGATTTTGTGATATGTAAGCGGGTGATGTTACACACTTGTTTATTTTATTATATTGTATGTAATTCGAAAGTGTGTGATCATTTCTATGTCTCCAAAAAGTAACTTCATCTCTTTCCATAAACCTTTTAAGGAAACTTTCTTTCATAACAAGTGCGTGATTGCATAACATTTGTGTATCTACGGGTGCCCTATACAAATGTTCTGTTATACTTGGGTATGTCATACCACAATTTGCCCAACAATACCCTAAAAATAAAACTTCACAATCGGTCGATTTGAAATCTTTTACCGCGGCGTAAATTTTATCTAAACTTACCATGAATTTTATATCATCTTCTAAAAACATGACTGTTTCGTATCCGTTCAAATATGCGTCGTAATAACACATGAAAAACGATAAAGCTACAGGTAATTTTGTCCATTGTTTGTATAAATGTAAATTAGTCGGTGAATACGTCTGACTTAAACGTGTATAGTCTTCGATGGATAGATCTGAAGGTTTTATTGCATCGAACATTTTATAAGGGGTCTGTAATTGTTCGAGCATTTGTGTTATGTATTTTTTCCTTTGTGGCATGGATATACAATATACCATATCAACGTCCAAATTATGGTTATCGTGTTTTACAGTTTTAAACCTATACTTAAATCGGTTATATACATTATTTGGTAAATAATCTTCCTTTGGTGACGTTATGGGAATAATATCAGGACTACATTGTTTTCTCGTTTGGTTGTATAATTTAACTAAATTTTCCGTATACGTTATATTTTGACATATTTTAATAGGGTCCCATCCGTTTTGTATCGTATCTTTATACGGACCCTTTTCTGCACTTTCGGTAACCAAATTCTCATAGTTTTTTAAAATAAGTTTCATACTCGAAACGTATGGTACGAG